AAAGGTCATCCCTGGTGGGGGTGGTCCTGAAGCACCTGGTGCAGTAAGCGATGCTCAAACCAGAGGAGGATCCAAAGAAGGTATGAAGTCTGTTGGTACTGATGCTGTTAACGGCATGGGTGCTAACCAGTCTGTTACCGACAATGGAGGAACTTCTACAACACCTCATGAGCATGATGAGGATGGTGAGGAAAATCCTGGTGCTAAAGCATCTGCTCCTATTTCCCCAGGTATTAGTGATGCTCAAACAGCAAAAACTAATTCCCCTGGTGACATGGGCAAGCAAGTTACCGTTGGTACTGATGTTGCTTATGGTACATCTAATGGACCTAAAGTTTCATATCCTATCAAACCTGCATACGAAGATTTAGACTTATCTGACGATGTTAATGCTCTCGTAGAGGGCGGAGATTTCTCCGAGGACTTTAAAGTAAAAGCAAAGACTATCTTTGAAGCTGCTGTTAAAGCAAAACTCTCGGAAGAGTGGGATAAAATGCTAGCACAATTTGAGTCGCTAGTTGCCGAGAAAGTAGAAACACAAGTTGCTGAACTTTCTGAAGAGGTGAATGGCACCATCAACTATGCGATCAATAACTGGGTCGAAGAGAACCATGTAGAAATTGATCGTGGACTTAAGAGTGAAATCACTGAAGATTTCATCGCCGGTCTGAAAACTCTGTTTACAGAGCACTGGATTGATATTCCAGAAGGCAAAGAAAATGTCGTTGAGGAAATGGCAGATACTATTCGTGAGATGGAAGAACAGCGTGAGGCAGATGCCAAGCGCCTTATTGAACTTAACAATCGCCTTAACGAGCAATCCAAGGTTGCCATTCTGTCTACAGTTACAGAAGGTCTAACCGATACTCAAAAAGAAAAACTTCTTTCTCTAGCAGAAGGAGTTAAGTTTGAGTCTACAGAGAAGTATACATCAGCAGTGAAAACTCTACGCGAGTCATACTTCCCATCACAGGAAACTGTAAAAGAAGTAACTGAAGATGTTACCCCTGTTGAAGGGTTAGGTGAGAAGACACAGATGGACTACCTAGTCGATGCTGTTAATCGATATACCTTTAAATAATTTTTTAATTCCATCACTTTTTTTCAAGGAGAACAATGATTTCTAACAATCAATCACTCCAGCAAAAGTGGGGCAAACTTCTTAACGAAACTGAAGCACCTGCTATCCAGGATCGTTATAAGAAAGCTGTTACCGCTCAATTGCTGGAAAACCAAATGCAAGCAATGACCCAAGATGCGGGTCTACTTGCAGAAGCACCTATGTCCTTCCAGACCTCTGCAGGTCTATCAGGTGCATCTGGCGCTGCTCTATCATCTGCTGCTAACAACGAGACAGGACTTGCTGGTTTCGATCCTATTCTAATCAGTCTAGTTCGTCGTGCAATGCCTAACCTAATGGCATATGACGTTTGTGGCGTTCAACCAATGTCAGGTCCTAACGGTCTTATCTTTGCGATGAGAACTCGTTACCAGAATCCTGGCGGAGAAGAAGCACTATTCAACGAACCAGATGCACAGTATTCTGCAGAGTTGGATGCTTCTACTGATGCTTATGATCCCTCAACCAAGACTCCTGGTGACGCAACTGATGCTCTTGCAGGTACTAATCCTGGTCTTCTTAACGATGGTGGAGATTATGAGGCAGCACCTCGTACTTTCACCAGAGAGCGTCTAGAACGTGCAGGGGAAGCTAACTTCCTGTTCCGTGAGATGTCATTCAGCATTGAGAAGACTTCTGTGACTGCAAAGTCCAGAGCTCTCCGTGCAGAGTACACTCTAGAACTAGCACAAGACCTTAAGGCAATCCACGGTCTTGATGCAGAAGGCGAACTCGCTAATATTCTTTCTAGCGAGATTCTTGCTGAAATTAACCGTGAAGTTGTTCGTAGAATCTACACTGTTGCAAAGCCTGGTGCTCAAAACAACGTTGCTACTCAAGGTATTTTCGACCTTGACGTTGACTCTAACGGTCGTTGGTCTGTTGAGAAGTTCAAAGGACTTCTATTCCAAATCGAGCGTGATGCAAACGCAATTGCACAAGACACTCGTAGAGGAAAGGGTAACTTCATCATCTGCTCTGCAGACGTTGCAAGTGCTCTAGCAATGGCAGGTGTACTCGACTACTCCTCCGGTCTAACTGGTGCTGGTGGTCCTTCCATCGGTGAAGTTGATGATACTGGCAACCTCGCTGTTGGTACTATCAATGGTCGTATTAAGGTCTTCGTTGATCCTTACTCTGCTAACTTCTCGGATGACCACTACTATGTAATGGGTTATAAGGGAACCAACCCATATGACGCAGGTCTATTCTACTGCCCATATGTTCCCCTCCAGATGCTCCGTTCTATCGATCCTGAAACCTTCCAACCCAAGATTGGATTCAAGACTCGTTACGGCATGGTATCCAACCCATTCGTTACTCAAGACGGTCTCTACAACGGCACTCCTGACGGAGAGAACCTCACTGCTGGTGCTAACATGTACTACAGAAGAGTCCTTGTTCGTAACTTGATGTGATATCAGTTACATTTTACTGGACCCCTTTCGAGGGGTCTTTTTTTATGCCGATAAATAATAACGTACTAGGAGTTCCCATGGCAGAACGAGAAGATTTTACCTGGTATAAGGAACAACCTACTAATAGAAATTATCTAATCCCTAACGGGTTTAACCTTGTACTACAAAAATTTGAAGGTGTAGATTTTTTTGCACAGAAAGCAAACCTTCCTGATATTACAGGGACATATACCGATGTACCCACAAGGTTTAGATCGTTCCCTGTTGTTGGTGGAGGTGGTATTACCTATGGGGACTTTAGTATTGATTTTATTGTAGATGAAGATCTAGTTAATTATAAAGCAATTCATGAGTGGATCCGTCTTAATTGTTGTGATGAGACACACATGCCAACGACGGAACCGGATCTATCTAACGCAATTCTTTTTGTGCTTTCTTCTAACTATAATGTTACTAGTCGTATTGAGTTTGAAAAAATCTTTCCAGTATCATTGACTCAAATAGGATTTGATGATACAATTGGTACAGCAGAATACATTACTGCAACTGCTACGTTTAAATTTTTTAAGTATGATATTGTATGAATTTTGATTCCCTTGTTACTAAATTTGACAACATTAAACAAGAATGGGATGTTGATTCAAGAGTAGATTTTGAATTTAAAAACAAAGAATACAGTGCAGACCTGGCACAAATATCTTTAGAGATTCCATATCAACATCACAAATACCTAAAATACTATAACGATATTGCAACTCTAAAAATAGGTTTGGAGGTTGAGTTGCGAAAGACTATCAAAAAGAAAAGAGAATACTATAGCGGTGAAGCAGATGCTCGAACCTACGCAGAGAAACCATTTGGTGCCAGCATCAAAACATCAGAAAAAATGAAGATCTATTTGGAGGCAGATGATGACATTATTGCTTTAGAAGTAAAAGTAAGATACGCAGATGAAATGCTGAAGTATCTAGATCAAGTTACAAGGATGATTGCACAACGTAACTATCATGTTAAGAATGCAATTGAATGGGAAAAGTTTATTAATGGTGAGAAGTAATGACAAAAATTGTAGTCAAGAAGAAGAACGAGGTTTACTTATCAGTTGATGCAGAACCTCATGTTCATCATGAGTTATCTGACTACTTTTCTTTTGAACTACCAGAAGCAAAGTTTCTGAAAAGGCAACCTAGATTTAAGTATTGGGATGGAATGATTCGTCTGTATTCTCCTGGCACTGGAGAAATTTACGGTGGTCTTCTTTCTCATATGCAGGAGTGGTGTAATCAAAAAGGATACAACATCGCATACGAGAAAAATGATTGGTATGGTCCTGTTCTAGAAACTAATGAGATAGTATCCCCAGGAGGCGTTAAACAGTTCATGGACGGTATTTGTAGATATGCACCCCGAGACTACCAATACAGGACCGTCTACAACGCTCTCAAGAACAATAGAGGACTGTTTGTATCCCCCACTGGTTCGGGTAAATCGATGATGATCTATTCGATCGTCAGATACTATGTGGAAATGGGTATGAAGATTCTTCTTGTTGTACCTACTACATCACTTGTAGAACAAATTATTAAAGACTTTGATGACTACGGTTGG